TAAAGAATATATGGCTGCATTTGATCTTGTTTATTATCTGTCTAGCAACTTTAATCAAGTTGTAATTGTTTCTGGTAACCATGATGCAAGAACTTCTAGAGCTTTAGCATCTAATGGTTTTGAACAAGAAGCTTCTCAAGTATTTAGACCTGATCTATTAGGTCGAATTGCTGCTGGAGAAGAACTAGACAAATATGGAAATCTAGTAAAGAAACATGAATTTAAAAATGTTGTTTACGAAAGATTTGATTCCTGGTATGTAAGGATTGGAAAGACTATTTTCTGTCACCCTGATGGTTTTTCCAATTCTTATCCAGGAGCAACTGTAGTAAAACTTTTAGATCACTTTAATGCAAGAATGCCTCATGAAGACTTTGATTCTGTTGTAGTAGGTCACACTCACAAACAGTACAAAGGGATTGTTGGTAATAAATTGCTAATTGAACAAGGTGCTATGGCTCATAGATTACCTTATCAATTTAAAGCTGATCTTAAATTTAAGAATGCCGTTAATGGATATGCGATTATATATCAAGATTCAGAAGGCAATACAGACTTTAACTATTCAACGCCAGTTTATCTAGGCACACATCTACCAGTAAAGAAAGAGGCATTATAATGTCTGAACAAGCTGAAAACAAATTACAAGAGTTGATTAACGTTTTACGTGGTCATGAAATGCGTATTGATTATAACTTCAACGCAATGCTTCAAATCTCAATGCTTTTAGAATATCTATATGAAGCTTTAAGCAAAAAAGGTATTGAAATTGACATGACAGAATTTGAACAATTCCAAAAAGAACGTATTGAAGAAATTGATCAAACACACAAGAAAATGAGCGAAGATCCAGAAACCAAAGCAAAGATTATGGAAACCTTAAGCGAATTTCAAAAAGATGTAGAACAAAGAATTAAACTATAAGAAAAGAAACAAATAATGTCTTGGTCTTTTATTAATCATATTACAGAGCATTTAGGAAGGCCAGGATTAAGTGAGCAAAAAGCTCCTACTCTTTGGCCATCTGAAGCTACTGCTATTGTTACAAATGAATATTCAGAAAACAAAGTTATAGGAAAATGTCGTAGATCTAATTTCTTTAGATACTTAATGGATTCTTATAATTTTAATGAAGACAAATTGAATGTAGATATTGATATTGTCAAAGAAGTCTACAAAAATTCATCTGAACCAGATCCTTATATTAAATGGATTTGGAAACAAGGTGAAATTTATGAACAATATTGCGTTGATCTTGCTAAAGAATCTGGTGTATTTATTGCAACACAAGTATCTATTTATATTCCCAGAATTAATGTTTCTGGTAAAATAGATCTTGTTGTGATCGATCCTACTACTCATAAATATCATATTATTGAAGTTAAATCCGTTTATGGTTTTAATGCAAATAGTGTAATGGGTACAGATTCAGAACGTAAAAAAGGTGAACTTGGTAAGCCAAGAGATTCTCACTTAATGCAAATTGGTTTATATCAATGGTGGTATGGAAACATTACTGAGAATTTTGGAGAAGGACTATTAGTATACGGTAGTCGAGATACTGGTAGATTTGCAGAATACAAGATTACAGTAGAAAAAGAAGACGGTAAAGATTGGATTTTTTATCAAGGTAATTGTCCAAATACTACTGCAAAAACAAACTCTGGTATTTCTATTCAATCTATTTGTGAACAATATCAATACATTTTAGATTGCATGGAAAATAATGTACTACCAGAAAGAGATTATGATCTTATTTATTCTGATGAGAAAATTGATTTATTATATAGTCGCGGTCAATTAAATAAAACCGAAACAGCACAATATGAAAAACGAAAAGCTCAGATTGAAGAAGGTAAGGATCGTATCAATAAACAAGTAGAAAAAGGTGATTGGCAATGTGATCTTTGTCAATACCGGAAATTTTGTTATGATGACACAGGTGCTCCAAGAAAATAAATATTATATTGAGATTATTATAAACAAAGCAGCTTTAACTTCTATTCCATTTGATTCATTTACTGATTGTTTTAAATACTTAAATGAATTGATAAATTTTCAAGCAAAAAGTTGCTCTATGAAATCTTCAATATTCTTACAAAAAAACAACAAAAAAAATCTTTTACTCAAACAAAACTTAAGATACATTGCAGGTAAAAATGATTAAACCATTTCATTTAGAACAGATATCTTTAATTCCATATCAAAACAATTCATTGGTTTCACCAAGTGAAGTTTCTATTGGAAGTATTTATTGCACAAATTATAATTTCAGGAATCACTCATATGAGTTATTAAAAGAATTTCATGAAACAAATAATACAATAATTGTTCCTTCTATTTATAGAACTAGATTCTTTTTTGAAACAAATGATTTTGATTCTATTTATTTTAGTGTAGGATCTGATTTCGAAAGAGAACATGAACTGTTTGTTTGTATGTATAAAATTTCCGCTAAAGAAACTAAAATTAATATTAGTTTTAATTTAGATTATGGAGATTCTGAACTTGCGCATGAAAATTATTCTAAATGGAGAGAATGCTCTTTTGTAAATAGAATAATGTCAGCACCAGTACTTACTGGAGATGCTGCATTGCGTTGTATTGATAGCGGTTGCGATGATATCGTTATTGGTTGTAATGATCATTTTATTGCAAGCACTGGATTAACAATTCCTATTCTAAATTCATTAGATGAAGCTACAGAATTAATTCAAAAAGTAGATCCAACTTTGCTTTCAGAAATTAGTTTAATAGCTAATTGCAATTCAACTGATCCAGTTACTGTAAGTAAACTGTTAGCATTTGGTGCAGATAAAGTTATGCTTTGTCATGATTTAGAATTTGCAAAAGAATCTGATGGTTGGGAAAATCCAAATATCTGTCAGGCAATTAAAAACAGAAGCCGAGTAAAAGTAAAACATGTATGTGGTATTGGCGATTTAAAAGAAGGAATACCATGTCGACAAATAATTGAAGAATATAACGACGACTTAAAACAAATACTTTTTGCTTTAGGTTTGGAATCAACAGAAGATTTTAAAGAATACGCATTAGAACATATAAATCTAATGTAAATATTTACATTATTTTTCGTGTCATTATTTACATTATTTTTAGACCAAAAACTCACACTTTTAAAACTTGTAAACCTCAAAAAGAGTTTGTATTTTAAAGCAACCTCTTCAACTTGTAAGGAATAAAATATGTATATTACAGATATAGATGAAGCCGTAAGTACTCTTAGATCTAGATTAAAAGATTATTTAATTAAAAAACTTAACATTGATGCTTCTTCAAATAAATTAAGATGCTTTGTGCATGATGACAACGATCCTTCTATGCACTTCAATCCAAAGACTGGTAATGAAACTGTAAAATGTTTCTCTTGTGGATTTACTGGTGATATTTTTAGCGCCGCAAATATACTTGATAACTTACCACTTAATGGACCTGAGTGGTTGCATGTAACCATTCCTACTTTATGTGAATATTTAGCTATTCCTTATTCACCTGGTGAACTATCACTACTAGATAAGGAAAAGATTAATCTATACAAACTAGCACAAGACATATCAGATATTCTTTCTAATCAAAGAAATGTAGATATTCCTTATTTGGTAGAGCGTAATTGGATTCAACAATCATGTGTTATTGGTTCTATTGACGCGCAAGAATTAATTAGTACATTAGTAGCTAAGGGTTGGGATGCTGGATTTGTAAATCAAAGCAACTTTATTAAGACTAAATTTCATACTTATTTTGGAAAAGATAAAATTACTTTTGCAATCAAAGATCATGTTAAAAGAACCGTAGGTTTTATTTGTCGTAATCTAGTAGTAAATGACGACCAACCAAAATATGTAAATAATCCAGAAACACTTATCTACAAAAAGAATCAAGCCTTAATGGGTATTGATGTAGCATTGCATCATGCTAAGAAAGATGGTTTATATATTGTAGAAGGTCCTGGCGACCTTATGCAATTGTATAGACTTGGTATTCTTAATGCAGTTGCTGTTTGCGGTACTGCATTTACAGAATCGCATCTTTTGTATTTAAAGACTCTTGGTATTAAAAAAATATTCTTAAACTTTGACTGGGATAAAGCAGGTTATGCTGCTACTCAAAGAATTCTAGAAAACATTCTTAAAGCTACTAGTGGTGTAAGTTGTTTTGTAGTAGCAAGTCCAAAAGGTTCACAAGCTAAAGATCCAGATGAATTCTTAAAGGGTACAGATGATCCCAGTGTTTATTTAAGCTTAGAAAAGATTACAAGCTTTGATTGGCTTATGAAAACCTTTAGTGATACAGAAACACCAGATGTAATCTGTATGAAAATGATTCCCGTAATTGCTGCAGAAGATGCTGCAATAAAACGTGAGTTACTCATCAAGTCTTTATCTACATTCACTGGTATTAGTGAAAATTCAATTATGACTGACGTTAATGCTATTAGAAATAATAAATTTAATGAGAAGTTAGATAAGTTAAAAAATGCCGCAGATAAATATATCAAAGATGTAGAGGATGATCCCGATGGTATTCGTTCTCACATGGCTAATCATGAGTTAGCTGTTGAGAACATCGAGAAGGAATATCGAAACAATACTATTGGTATTAACTATCAGTTATCTAGATTTGATGCTATTCAACAACAAAGAGAAGAATCAACAAATGATGAAACTGCAACTAGTTTTAAAATGAATTGGTTTAAAGAATTTGAATCTGGATTAGCTGGTGGTATGAATTGGGCTTCTGGTTGTTTGATGTATGTCGGTGGTAGAGCTAATAGTGGTAAGACTGCAACTTGTTTGATGATCGGTACTGACATTGCTAATAGTGATGAAAATGCATTAGTAATTATTCACAGTACAGATGATTCATATGAGCAAATCGAACCACGTATTAAAACTAACTTATATAGAATGATTGCGCCTGATGGTCCAAAATTATCTATTGGTATGATGGTGCAACCTAATATCAATTTACGTGGTAAAGCAAAAGAATATACTGAGGCTTGGTCTATTGTAAATGAAAGATTCAGACAGCTTATTGAGGAAGAAAGAATTATTGTTATTGACTCAGAAGACGGCGCTACACTATCTGTTCTAGAAAGAACTCTAAGATATTATAGACAACGTTATCCTAATAAAAAGATTCTTTTGGTATGCGACAATACTATGAATTATATGGACTTTGTACATCTTGATCAAACAGCAAGAATTACTCAAATCAGTAATATTCAAAAGAACTTAACTGTAAAATATAAGTGTTGTATGATCGCTACTGCAGAATACAGAAAGAATATGAGCCCAGATTATTCTAAATTAAGATTGCCAGTAGATGATGATCTTGCTGATGCACGCGCATTGATGTATAGACCTAATGTAATCTTCCACGTATATAATGATATTCATGATCGTAAAGAACATGCAGAAATATTCTGGAACGATGAAGAAGGTAATATGCGTCCAAGATTATTATTACACTTTACTAAGAACAAGATTTCCAGTTTCAAAGAGAAATTGTTCTTGGATTTGGATATCACTAGTGTTACATTAAAACCTATAGATCCAAAACATGCAAAACATCAAGCTGAACGATACAGGGATTTAAAAGATCAAGGTGTTGTAGAATC